ATCGGGAAAGCCATAAAGTCGGAAAGCGATCCATCCTTGAGCGTGCAAATCGATGAAGCCTGGAAGATCTGGTCCCAGGAGTGCGATGCCTGCGGACAGCTCGACTTCTTCGGCCTGCAACGCCAGGCGGTGCGCTCGGTGATTGAAGCGGGAGAATGCCTTGTGCGCATGAGGCCGCGCTATGCTTCCGACGGTTTGCACGTTCCCTTCCAGCTGCAAATCCTCGAGCCCGATTACCTGGATCACAACAAAACCGAATACACAAAATCAGGCGGGCGGATCATCCAGGGAGTTGAATTCGATCCGATCGGGCGACGCGTCGCGTACTGGCTCTATCCCGAGCACCCGGGAGAGGTTCTCATCAACTACCTGCGGAGCTCCCTGAGGTCGGAACGGGTCGATGCGCGCTACGTGCTGCACATTTACGAAAAAGACCGCGAACAGGTGCGCGGCGTGCCATGGTTCGCGCCGGTGATTATCAACATGCGCGACCTCGACGAGTACGCCGAGGCGGAGCTCGTCCGTAAGAAGATCGAGGCCTGCTTCGCCGCATTCGTGACCCAGCCGGAGGGAGCGGATGGTCCGACGATCGGGCCGATGCGCAAGGAAGACCGTGAAGAGGTGGAGACGGTCGAACCCGGCATGGTCCGGTACCTGGCGCCGGGAGAAGAGGTCTCCTTCGGGACGCCGGCTGGATCTGGCGCCGGATACAGGGAATTCATGCGCGACCACCAGACGCGCATTGCCTCCGGCCTGGGCGTCACTTACGAGCAGCTCACCGGCGACCTGTCCAACGTGAATTATTCGAGCTATCGCGCGGGACTGCTTTCCTTTCAAAACTTCATGGATCAGTTTCGCTGGCTGACGTTCATCCCGATGTTTTGCATCCCGATCCGAAAGTGGTTTATCGATTATTCGTTTATCACCGGCCGCATCGCCAATCCCGAGTACGAGACCGAATGGCATGTTCCGAGCTATGGCTCGGTGGATCCGGTAAAGGACGCCACGGCCACAAAGGCGCGCATAAGAATGGGAATCCAGAGCTGGTCGCAGGCGGTGAGCGAGCAAGGTTACGACCCCGACGAGCAACTCGCCTCCATAAAGAAAACCAATGAGGCCTGGGATCGCGCGGGAGTGGTAATGGACTGCGACCCCCGGAAACGCACGGAAAGCGGTGCCGCGGTGTCCCAGAGCAATCCGGATAGACAGACGAACGGCAATCCCGCGGCAAAAGAGGAGGAGGACAACCCATGAAGGTTCCAATGCAGCATTTGGAGGCTCAGCTTGCCAATGTCCCGGCAGACCCGGGAAAAGAGAGGCGCAAGCAGGTCACCTGGTACACGGGCGCGACCGTGAAGCGCTTCTCCTGGGACGAGGGAACCTTCAAGCTCACGCTCGGCATGAAGCCGGAGAATGTCCGGATGGACCGCCTCGCAAGCGGCCGGGCGCCCGTCCTCAACAGCCACTCTGACCATCAACTGCAGAACGTCATCGGCGTCGTCGAAAGGGGCTGGATTGAAAAAGGCAAGGGTCTGGCCGAGCTGAAGTTCAGCGATCGCGCGGACGTCGATCCCATCTGGCAGGACATCCAGAGCGGCATCATCCGCAACGCGAGCGTCGGCCTCTCGATTCACAGAATGATGGAAACGACGGGAGAGGACGACAAGATCAAGTCCTTCCTCGCCGTGGACTGGGAGCCGATGGAGATCTCGATCGTCCCCATCGGGGCGGATCCGGACGCCGGTTTTCGTTCCGGAGCAGAGGTTCGTTTTTCAGAGGCGGAGATTGTCTCCGCCGATATTCAAGGGGTCGTCACGGCCCGCAAAGGAGAAGAGCAAATGCCCAAAGACAAAGAAACCAATGCGGGGGCAGTGGAAACCCGCACGGATCCCCCGGCAAGCCAGGCGCAGGCCGAGCTATCGGCGGAAGAAATGAAACGCCTCCAGGACGCTTCGGTGACCGCCGAGCGCGGCCGCGTGAAGTCCATCCTGCAGATCAACAAGCAGTGCCGCCTTCCCCACACCTTCGCACAGAGGGCGATCGAGGAAGGGACGGCCGTCGACGTTTTTCGCGATCTCGCAGTCAACAAGATGGCCGCGCTGGCCGAACAGCAGCCCAACCAGGACGGGCACCATGTCCCGGTTGAAATCCTTTCCGACGAGGCTGAGATGGCCGGGGTGGGAATGGCAGGAGCCCTGCTCGACAAGGCCTCGAGCGGATGCTGGACCTGGAACGACAAGGACCACGATTTCGAACACCATCCCGATGGCAAGCAGAGGCTTTTCGATGGAGCCCGCCGCTATGTCGGGATGAGCCTGATCGATGTCGCCAAGAAGTGCTTGCAGCTGAAAGGCGAGCCCTTCGAGGGCATGAACAAGAACGAGATCGCGACGCGCGCGCTCGCCATGCCGACCAAACCGATTCACGGTTTCGCATTTCAGTCCACCTCGGACTTCCCGGGCATCCTCGCCAATGTGCTCAATAAGAACCTTCGCGCCGGCTACATGCTGAGCGATTCCCAATGGCGCGAGATCTGCGACAGCAGGACCGCCTCGGACTTCAAGACCGTGTATGAGCTCACGCTTGACGGATCGGCCCGTCTCGAGGAGATCAAGGAGCACGGCGAGTATCACCGGGGCAAGCTCGTGGAAGGCAAGGAGACCTGGAAGCTTTCCACCTATGGCAAGATCATCGGGCTCAGCCGCCAGGCGATCGTGAACGACGACCTCGGCGCATTCACGCGGACCCCGCTCCTGATGGGGAAGGAAGTCGCGAACATCGAGGCGGATATCGTCTTCGGCATCCTGACCGCGAACGGCAACATGGCGGACGGCGATCCCCTGTTCGACGGCGCCAATCATCTGAACGTGACCGGCACCGGCGCCGTTATTTCCATTAATTCGCTCAGCGACGGCAGGCAGCTCCTGATGACGCAGACGAGCCCCGGCGGATTGCCCATGAACATCATTCCGAAAATCCTGCTCGCGCCCGCGGCGCAGTATACGCTGGCGCAGCAGTTCTGCTCCCTCGCCTATCAGGCCATCGAACAGGGCAAGATCAATCCTTTCGCCGGAAACCTCAAGCCGATCGGGGAGGCCAGGCTCGACAATAGCAGCAAGGATGCCTGGTATCTCTTCGGTGATCCGAAGGACCCGCAGGCCACCGTCCTGATTTACGGATACCTCGAGGGCCAGGAAGGCCCCTACACCGAGAACAAGCAGGGATTCGAGATCGACGGCGTCGATTTCAAGATCCGGCACGATTTCGCGGCGGCGGCGATCGACTATCGCGGCGCCGTCAAGAACGCCGGCAAGTAGCCTGCAGTGAGCGCACGAATCTGAAGTTAACGGGGTCGGCGAGAGCCGGCCTTTTCTGTTTCTGAAACCAGTTAACGGGGCCGACTGACGTTGGCCTCTTCTGTTTCTGAAACTAAGGGAGATTGAGTCATGGCACAGAATTTCGTACACGAGGGCAAAGTCCTCGAGCTCACGGCGCCCCGGACCGTCAAAAGCGGGGAAGGCGCACAAGTGGGCAGCATCTTCGGCGTCGCAATGAACGACTATACCAGCGGCGATACCGCCTGCCCGTTCGCCGTCACCGGCGTATGGGACATCGCCAAGGACAGCAGCCTGTTCAGCCAGGGAGACAATGTCTACTGGGACAACTCCGGGCACACGGCTACGTCGACTCCGGGCAGCAATTTGCTGATCGGTGTCGCTGAAGCGACGGCCGCGGCGCTGGATGACACCGTCAGGGTCAAGCTGACGGAGAAACCCTTCGAAATCAACGTCGCGGGCGCCGGCGTCACGGCCTCCGCGGCCGAGATCAACGTTCTTCATTCCGTCGTGGCCGGGACCGCGAGGGCGAGCAGCGGAGCGGTTCTCGACGCGAATAAGAGCATCGACATATCCCAGGTGACTACGCAGCGATCGCTCGGAGGCACCGGAGTGCCGGGCGCCGCGGTGGTCCAGACGGAGGTCACGAAGAAAGTCACGGGCCTCTCGAATGCCACGGCCACCGATGTGTTGACCGTGACCGTCCCGAACGCCCAGCACGCGGCCCTGATCGACGTCGATGTCCTCGGCATCCTCGGCGCAGGCGGCACGATCGGAGCGGGTGAGTCCTTTATCCTGTCGAAGTACCAGATCGTGGTCGGCAGGACGGCGGGCCTCGCCACCGTGGCGGTAGTGTCGAGCGCGATCGGCGGGCAGAAGGGCGCAGTGTCTGGCGGGGACGCGATGACTTCGGCCGTCGTGACCGTCAGCACGATGACCGGCGCCACGTCAGCCACGCAGACGTACACGATCAAAGTAGCGGTCACGAAGGCCTCCGGCGCTTCGGACAACCACGTTGCCGTCGTCTCGGCCCGTATCGTGAACGAGAACGCCACCGGCATCACTATCGCGTAGGACCGGCGGAAGTTATCCGATGCGTTTCCACCAAGGGGGCAGGCCCGGATCTGCCTCCTTCTTTTTGTGTCTTAGCCGATTCCTGGAGTGCCCGTGTCTTTTGACAGCCTGGTGAGTACGGCATACAGGATCTGCATCAGCACGCAGGGAGAGCCATGCACCTTCACGGCGCAGGCTCCGGGATCGCTGCCGATCGCCATCACCGGCATCATAAAACCCGGAGTCGAACTTGAGGGCCAGGCGCCGCTCGACGGCAGCATGAACGCGACAATTCACATTCATGCGCAGGATATTCCGATGATGCCGCTGGAGGGAGATGAGATCGCCTCTGTGAAGGCAGTCTATAAAGTCGTCCGGGTCCTGGCTGCCCGCGGCGACCAGCTTGCGCTGCACCTGCGGCAGGATCGGCTGTTGACGTAATGGCTCAGAGCGTTCGGATATGGCAGAAAAAGCAAATGCGGCTCGACAAACTGACCTTCCGCCAGAATGAAATGGTCACTGTCGGCGCGGCGGGCCTCATGGATCTGAAGAGACGGCTTCGCGCGGCGCGCGGTCCGGACGACGGCCCGGCGAAACCCCTGACCAAAAAGTATGCGATCTACAAAAGCCGGATGCATAAGGGCAACCGGCGCGACCTCTGGCTGACCGGGAAAATGCTGGCCAACCTGCAGCTCCGGACCGTGAGCGACAACATGGCAAAGGCCTCGCTCACCTCGCGGAAAGAGCGGATCAAGGCTCTTGCCAACAGCCTGCGGCAACAGTGGCTTGCGTGGTCTCCGGCCAACAAACAGATCGTGGTCGCTAGGATGCGGCGGGTTCTTTCCGACCGCATGAAACGAATGATCATCTCGAAAAACACGGGGTTGGACATTGGTTGACGCCGCGGAAATTGTCGGAAACCTCGTGGATCTCCTGCGCGACATTCCGGACCTGGTCGAGGCTATGAACGGAGACGCGGCCAAGATCTACGCCTATGAGGATCGCTATCCAAAGAACAACAGTCTCGAACGCGCGAAAGGCCTCGTCCCTTCTCCAGGCATCATGATCGGTTTCGAAGGCTCCGGGCCTGCGAGATACGGCGAACAGGAAGTGTGGGAATACAGGCTTTCCGCGTCCTTCCGCGCGGCAGTCGATGCCGGCGATCCGACACCGTCCGGCTATTACCGGCTGTTTCGCCTGCTGGTCAAGGGAGTGCCATCGAGCGGTGACGGTACCGCGATGCAATACAGGACAGTTCATGAATCCTGCATGCCGATGGGCACGCCCATGATGGACCGCAAGATCGACATAAACGGCAATGACTATTTCGAAGTTTCACTTTCTTTCATTGAAATGGGAGACGACTGATGACCGCTAAAACCAGAGAGATCCTGATAGGCTTCGGTTTCGCCAAGCAGGCAGACATTGCCACGGCCAACACAGTGGCCGGCATCTGGTCCCTGAAGAAACTGAACACCAGCCTCGCCAATCCAAATCTAAACACGGAGAACGACGCTCCGGAACTCGGCAAGGGCAATGAATTCGCAACCCAGGTATTCAGGACCTCCTGGGACGTGGCCGGACAGATCGAGAAGTACCTCACGTCGGACTTCGCGGCCTGGGCGATGGCCTTCGGCCTCGGCCACGTCGTGCCCACCGGCGGCGGAGGGAACCTGATCTACACCTGCACGCCTCTCGATCCCGTGGCGGACGGCCTCGAGCTGCCGTACTTCAGTTTTATAGAGCAGATGCGGCCGGGCGCCTCTTCCGTGATCGATCGCATGGCGGTCGGCTGCGCGATCGAGGATTGGACCCTGACGATCGGCAGCGGACCGGGGAGAGCCAATAGCAAGCTCGTCGTCAATTTCGTGGGTTCGGGGAAATACATCGAGCCATCGGCGATCACGCTGCCCGTGGTTCTCGGCGACAAGCTCATGCCGTCCGGATCCCTGACCTGCAGCATCAACGGCGTCAATTACGTCAGCAACAAAAACATCGTCAGCCTCGAGGCCTCATGGAAAAACAACCTGAAGCTCGACGCCGGCTTTTTCCCCGGATCCGGTTTCCAGGGAGCGATCGCCCAGGTCGAGCGCATCACTCTCTCGGGCACGAGCGGAACCGCGACGGTCGCGGCTGCCGGAGGCCTTTCGAAGCTCGCGACCTTCTCTGACGACCTGACGACATCGGCGGCGGACTTCGTGACCAGCTGGGCCGCGGCATATCTTGCGGTCGGCATCATCGTCACGAGCGAAGGGCCTGACATCGTTTTCACTGCGGCTGTTCCTGGTACCGGTTTCACTGCGCCGACGATCACGAACGCGACGGCGGATCTCGCCGGCTTGGTTTCTCACGACGCGGCCAGCGTGACGGCGGCGACGTCCGGAGCAATCCGCGGCCGCATGGAGGTGGGAGACCGCGAGGGGACGTTCACCTTTACGGCTCGCTTTGTGCACGGGTCGACGGAGCTGGCAAAACTTCTCGCACAGACCGAGGGGACAATCGTGATGTCGCTGAGCTACGACGCGAACAACTCGTTGCAGCTCACGTATCAGCGCATCGTTTTTTCGGTCGCGCAAATCGGAGACACGGATGGGATCGTGACGGTCCAAGTGAC